ATCATCTCCATGCTTTCCAGTATCGACTCATATCCTTCCTTGAAACCCTGTGCGTGAGCTTCTGGCATGATATCCTTCTCGATCTTGGCGGCCATGCACCGGCATAGACCATGCTCACAAGCTTTTACTTCGATCTTGATCATTATTTCACCTCACTAAACTTTGCAGTGGGTCGATGGAACTGTAGCTCAGCCAAGCCGGTCGGCCCATTCCTGTGCTTGGCAATCTTAGCATACACGGTCTCGTCGATGTCGTCAAACGCAACGTCACCCTTCTTCCATAGCATAAGGACCAGGTCGGCGTCCTGCTCGATGGCCCCGCTGTCGCGAAGGTCAGATAGGCGAGGCTCGCCAGACTCGCGATACTCAGACGAGCGAGAAAGCTGCGACAGCGCAATCACCGGCACGTTCAGCTCGCGAGCGAGCATCTTCAATCCACGGCTGATGTCGCTGACGTCATTGACTCGATTGCCGTCCTTCGATACGCGGTCTGGACTCATGAGCTGAAGATAATCGACAATGATTAGATCGACACCCTTGTCCGCCAAAAGCCGGCGGCACTTAGAGCGCAGCTCTCCAGGAGTGGCGGCCGGCGTATCGTCCACATTGATGTCGGCACGCTCGATCTCGTAAACGCCAGATGCTATCCTGGCAAGATCCATCCCGTTCTGTACGCCCTGGCGAATCTTGTGAAGAGGCACGTCGCTAGCAATTGACAGCATTCGTGCGCCAATCTGCTCAGAGCTCATTTCAATTGAGAAGATGGCAATCTTCTTGCCTGCCGCCGCAGCGTTCATAGCCATCGTAGTGGCCAGGGCTGTCTTGCCAACGCTAGGGCGTGCGGCAATGATGATCAGGTCTGACTTCTGCCAGCCACCGGTTACGCGGTCGATACTTGCAATTCCTGTAGGAACTCCAGCCCTATTCTCCCCCGCTGCGATGCGAGCGATGCGGTCGTATGCTCGACCGACCATCTCAGGGGCGGTCCAGAACCTACCGCTACGCTGGCTTCTGCTAGCGGAGAAGAGAATCGACTCGGCCCTGTCGAGGGCAGACTCAGTCGAATCGGGCGAGCTGTACCCCAGCTCGGCGATCTTGCGGGCTGCTTCAATCAACCTGCGATAGACCGCATTATCCGCAACGATCTTCGCATACGCCTGCGGATTACCGGCGTATGGAGTAGATGTCATGGTCTCCGTGATGATGTTTGCAATGCCGGGATATGTCTTGGCCTCCTCATAAACGGTCACCTGGTCGATTGGCTCGCCCTTCAGATCAAGGCGCTCGAAGGCGCCCCAAACCTCTTGAAGGCCCGGGTTGTAGATATCGTCCCTCTTAATCATCTCAGACAACTGGCTGAAGATCGAAGGGTCGATTAGGATGCTGCCAACTAGGGCCTGCTCGGCTACCTGGTCATGAGGGGCAACATGCATCACTGTACCTTCTTCTTTCGTGGCTTGTAGCACTTAGGGCAGTAAAGCAACAGCCCTCCAGAATCGTTCTTCATAAGCTCCATAAGCCCATGCTTTTTTCCCACCGCCGGGCAGTAAACCCAGAAATCCTGTACTTCACTCATCTTGGCCTCCATTGCACTCTCGATATACTACCCCACCCCAGATCCCGAAGTCGTCAGCGTATGACGACAGCGAAGCCCAGGACTCACAATATAGGCAGTTTAGCGCATATACCTTCGGGTCGTCAACCACAAGCCTCAGGAACGTGTGCCCGTTGTAGGCAGCTCGCTCTACTGCCCAGTCGAGCATCTTGTGAATCATGGGAACATCCCAGTTGCCCTTGTAGTAGCGTCCTCTAAACTGGTCCTTAGTGTATGCCATATCCATAGATGGCCTCCTTTCTATGGGCATCCTAGCAGAAGACCCAAGGACCGTCAAGTCACCTGGGTCTGGTGTATCGACACCTCTGGGCGCTTCTTGCCGACGAGCTCCCAGTAGTCGATGCCGTACTTGTCGCAGTAGTCCTTGAGGGACATCCCCTGCTTCAGGGCATCGCGCCGGAAGAACTCAGCCGCTTCGTCTTTGGCTTTCTTGTTCATACTTCTTTATGATCTCTATGGCCAGGGCAACTCCCCCGGCTGCGGCGTGCGCAATAGTGTCGATGTCGCCGCGAACAATCGAAGATCGTATGGCCTCTATCTGCTCTGCCGTAAACTTTCTTCCGGAAATAACCTTCTCGAGCTCCATCCTAATCCCGCTCGCCATCTTTGTCCCTCGCTAGATCGGACCATTTCTCCTCGCCTAGCGAGATCATGATCATTGCGTAATTAGCTATATCGATCAGGGCGTCCCTGACCTCAGGGCCGTACCAGTCATCGTTGAGATTGATCTTGCCGCTCTCGATGCTGCCATTCATCGAGTTCCAAACTCGAGCGCACTTGTCCGATGCTAGGCGAGAGAACACGCCGTGCGGGCCAAGTGCCTCGATGTTGGTGGGTCCGTATCCGCGCTGGCGTGAAACAAGGATCTCCCAGCAATCACCGTAGAGATTGTAGAAGTAGTCCTTGAACGCCTGCGGGACGTCGTACCCTGGCTTAGTATTCTGCATACTCTGCCCGGTTGATGCTTCGCTCCTTGCTAAACCCTTTTGGATAACGTGAGCGGAGCTTGTCGATATTGTGTTTCGCAACGTCTCCCATAACAACGTTGATTGCGCTGCAGATCTCAGCCACGTACCACAGGACGTCGCCGAGCTCCTTCACCAACTTGTCCTTTTCAAGCTTGTGTCCGTGACCAACAACCTTCTTCAGGTAGTCGACCACCTCGCCAGACTCGCCGGCAAGGCCAAGACCAGCGATGGCCAGCCTGGCCTGATCGCTGTATAGGTCCTGGAATGCGCCGGAAGTAGCCGATGATTGTTTCTGGTACTTGCTAAAGTCAATGCTCATCTTCCAACCTTTCTTCTATTGCTATAGCTGCCTTGCCTCGGGCTATAAAAGATACCACAATGAACTTGTGTTTGCAATTCCTGCACAGATACATCCTGGCAACGTACTGCCTGGAACCTTGGACCAGAAACTTCCTCGCCCGCTTCCTGTGCGGAGTGACTGCTTCACTATCACACATCGGGCAAGAGAAATAAATCATCGCTTCCGGTCGAACGCCAAGGCCAGAAGTATTGCCGCCAGGACTCCTGCAAATGGCTGTGGCGCTGTCGTAGCGGCCGCCGCAGCAACCGCAAAGGCAACGCGCTGTTTGCCGTTATGATCACTCACTGGAGCCGTGATGCGCTCAATGACTTTTTGAACCCCCCTGGGCTGTTGCTGTACCTCTTCAGGCGTCGTCGCCATGGTCAACTCCCTTCCAGAGCTCTGCTGCTATCTGCCCTGCGACCTCGATAGAAGTGTCGCTGCGCTCACCTACAGCAGAGTCAATTTCCTGCGACTCATAAAGAGTCTGTAGCACTCCTGCGTAAATCACTCGCCATTCCATCAGAGCTTGCTCAATAGACGGCTTGCTTTTAGGCTTCTTAGGAACCATTCGTCTTCAACAGGTCCTTGATCGACCTGGCCTCCTTGTCCTTAGGGCTCAAGAGCGGATCGCCGTCGATGCGCTCGAGATCCCAGTTTATGCCGCAGTCAATCGGGTTTATGCCGAACTCAAAGTTCGGCCGGTAGACATCTGAGCAGGCATAGGCCACAACCGTACCCTCCTCGAGGGCCAGGAATCCGCGGCCCCAATTGTCAGGCGCATAGAATACCTTGCCGTCCCCTGCGGACATGTGGTGCGATATGACGCTGCCAAACTCAGATGACTACGGCACCCACATTGCCTTGGCCATGCCGGTCTGGGCGTGTATGCCACGAAGCGTACCCTTCTTGCTCTTGCTCATATTGATCTGCCGGATCACTCCTAGCAGGTTCATGATGTCGTCGCCCTCTTTCGTGACCTCCTGGAAGAACCCTCGGTCATCCATGAAGATACCCTTATTCAGTATCGTCGGTTTTCTGTACATTCTTACCTCCAAACCAATCAATAAAGTCAGACATTTCTAGCGTGACGTACGCCCGCCTCTTCGCCCCAGGGCCGTCCGCGCTGACCGTGACAACCGCTTTGAGCTGCGAAGCCGTCGGATTAAGCGACTCAAGAAGCTTCCAGACTTTTTCCGAGAAGTTCGACGGGCCGCTCTTGACCTGTATAACCAGCCACTCATCATGTTTTCCGCCATCAGTTTTTCCTCCAAACATTCCTGTACGAGAAATTCCAAGTTCCTTGCACGCCCAAAGCTCAATTGCATTACCCCTTTTCCTATTATTTCTGCCTCGACGCTGCGCTGCAGTTAAAGGGCCCTTGATAGCCATACAACCTCCTAAGAGTAATTTTTGCCACGCCATGGTGCAACGGTATGCCAATGGCTTCGAACAAGATTGGGCTCAAGTCAATGAGCCTCTTCCCGGTGCAGCCTTCGCAGTGATCGACTACCTTCGCAATAGCGCACTTGCCAGTCTTGACAGAGCAGACCTGAACATAGTATGGCGAGTCATTCCACTTGAATGATCTCACCGCAGCAAAGTTCATGACCTTTTTCTTGCCCCTCGTATACCATGGATTATTGTAATTGTGACTAGACTTTAGCGGAGAGGCGTACCAAGAAGCCCAACCTTTATTCGTATCTTGCGGAGTCGGTAGGCAAACTGCAATCGCAGCTGCGAGCAGCATGCCTACCAGAGCTCCACCTCTCCCCTGTCTTCCTTGGCAATCTCCTGCCCGTTAGCAGGATCTTTCATCCAAGACCAGACCTCCTTGATCAAATCGCCAGGTGCGTACTGGCACCAAGCGCAGACCGCGTGATCGCGCTTGGAGTATTCGCGGTCCAGGGCGCATCGAGACGCCTCGATTACTGCCCTGGCACCGCTGAATACTGGCTTCACTTCCTAAGCGTCCCGAAAATTAGCGGGCTGGCCTCGACAACATTGAAGTCGACGAAGTAACGCTTGCCGTCATCAGACAGCTTTTTGTCGCCGCTAAATCGACCGATAACATGAATATGCGGCCGAGGATCACGCGAGTCTGACTCAAGCTTCTTCTGATACGACGCGTAAATCTTTTCCACGTGCTCAGCTAGAGCCTCGTCAAACACCGTGACCGATGCATTCAAATACCGGACAGTCGGCTCTGCACCATTCTTTTTGTTCGCAACCCACCAATCATACTCTGCCGTCTGCGCCTGCCCGCGGAATGTCAGGGCGTTAACCCCAAGCTTCTCAATACGCTTGCGCACCGGCGCTTCCTTACCGAACCAAAGATCAAGTCGCTCCATTAGAAGTCCACCCCTTCGAAGTCTGCAGACGCTGTCTTAGCGGGCGTCTTTGCCGCTGGCTTAGCCTCGAAGATTCTAGCAGCTGCATCGGCAATTGTCTTATCATTGCTGTCGTTCTCCGGGTCGTCGCCTGTTGGGATCAAGAACGCGGTAAGAAGTGCGTACTTGAGCGCACCTGTGGCCGCCTTGTAAGCAGCCTTATCGCTGCTATCTGACCCCGTACCAATGGACTGGAAGGTAATAGTCTCGCCAGTGTCTCCATCGGTTAGTGTCCACGTAAATCGAAGCGTGAGCAGGGTCTGCTTGCCGCTAGGCGTCAAGCCCTCCCCGACCACATCGACCGAAGACGGGACCATCGATACGTTGTTCTTGCCCATCTCCTCGCGAACTGCGTCGGCCACATCGGTGGCCATAACGTACTTGTATCCCTGGGCCTGATTCGTACCAGACTTGCGGATGTATCCAACTGCCTTCATGATGTCCACGAGCTTGGCAGCTAGGTTCTTCTTGGCCTCAGCCATTTGTACCTCCTAGACATTCCGTCCGCCAATTGCACCATCCACACGGCCACTTCCGTGTGTCGGCCTCTGGCAACCGTGGCGGTTTCCGGTCGCCGTAGTAGTCTAGCACATTTAGGATTCTCCTGGCTCGGTCCGCCCACGACGGCACGTCCACCTGGAACTCGAGGATATCGTAGTTTTCTTTGTCGACGTACACAACCCACGCTTCGATGTCCGCAGCTCCAATGAGCCGGGCATATGATGCCACCTGTATGGCATGCTCCGGCTTTGGCTCCCTGAGCCTGATAAACCCCTGGTGCTTAATACTCTTGAATTCAAGGACTACTACCTTGCCGCTTTCCAGCTGAAGCAGGGCGTCGATGTTTCCAGCGAAATCGAACTCGTCCGATACCACAGGAACCTCGAAGCTGATCCTGTCTCCGTAAGCTTCCCGCAGCGCCTTCTCCAGGAAGTCGCCAACCGCATTCCCCATTGCGAATATTCGCAGTGTGTCATCGGTGAATGGCTCCGAGGCTGGCACGCCGTTGGCGGAATACCAGTGCGCCCTGACGCAGCCACCAAGAAGGCTGCCGCGCCACTTGCGCTTCGAGGGACGCCCGACCTCGCTACGAGCCCGGAGGACCTCTGCAATCTTATCCTTCACGTGCATGTTCTCACCTAGTCTCAAATAGTTGAGGGCCCCTGCGGAGACCGACGCAGGAGCCCTCGTAGAAATTGGCCTCTACGGCCTGATTATTGCACTAGCTTTTCTTGTTGTCAAGCCAAGCTCTGAGCTGCTCTAGCCGAGTCGGATACGGCTTGTTGAAGTCATAGATCACGGACTTGATCGCCGACATGGCCGAAGGATCGCCAATCCTGACCACCATTCCTAGCTCTGCAGATATGCTCTCGTACCTCTTTGTGACCATAGCGTAGTCGCGCTTGTCTGGCTCCTTGGACTCCGACCAGTCGACCTGGACGCCGGATGCAAACGCCACCGCCTTTGCGATGTCGCTCACCGTTGTGGTCTCGGTGGCCACGTTGACCACCTTGTTAGTCCATAGGCCGGAGTAACCTGCTAGGATCATGGTCCTGGCAGCATCGTCTACGTGCATCATCGGGCGCCTAGCCTGCGCCTTTGGCGTGATCTTGTTAGAGTAGTGCGCTTCATGGAAAAATGCGTTTACTACGATGTCCCGCCTGAAGTTTGGCGACGCACCCCACAGGGTACCCATACGCAGGATGGAGTAGTCCCAGTGGCGCCTCACCACGTCTTCGGCCGCTACCTTGCTCTTAGCGTAGGCCGTGAGCGGGTTTAGCGGATAAAGCTCGTCCGCCATGTCCGTTGACGGTATGGCTCCATACACCGACGCCGACGATGCAAGAACATGCCTGGCGTCTGGATACTTCTGGCAGATAAAGTCCACGAGCGCGACGTTGGTGGCGTACGTCAGTCCGTCGTCCACCTCCCCCATTGGATCGTTCGATATTGCTGCCAAGTGATAGATAGCATCGTAGCCCGGCTCGTCCAAGTCAGCGTAAGAATGGTATTGCTTCTCCGGGCTGTATAGCCCGAGCGGATTTACGAGTGTCGAAAGCTGCATGCCATTGTCTAGACCGTGGACTGTATGCCCTCTAATCTTCAGCATGCTGGTGAGGATTGAACCTAGGTACCCCACATTACCAGTGACCAATATCTTCATCTCAAGTCCTCTGCTTTCTGGCTGCCACGAAGATACTCCACCAAAGCTTCTGGCCAGGTCCTCTGCTTCGGAAGTCTGGAGTTTCCAAGGTTGCCAAACTTGGGGCGCAGGATATCGAGCCGTTCAGACCCGGTCACTTTCACCTTGGCGCCAAGAGTCTGGAAGATGAACCTCGTGAACTCAGCCCAGTTAGTGTACCCGCTGTTGACCGCATGGTATATACCGTCCGCCTTCTCATCCAGCGCCACGTCCAGGATCACTGGGGCAAGATCTGGAAGGTATGTTGGCGAAAACACCTGGTC